GATTCTAACCTTAAGAATATCATTGAAGAACGCAACGAAACTATCAACCGAATGATCCAATCATGATTGTAACACAAACCACTGACAACATCTCACAAAAGGATGAACTCATTGACGCATATGTGACAAGAGTTATTGATGGTCTAGATCTAGATGATTGCCTTGCTATTCTACATGATTACATGACCAAATCATATGAGGAATATACACTGGAAGAGATCAAAGAAGAGGTGACTGAGTATTTCCCTGAACTCCTAAATTAACCCCTTGATTATAAGCATAAATACCATGTTTTTATGTTAAAATCAATTAAAAAGGTATTAATAAATGTATATGAGTGTTTTGTTAGTTTTTAACAACCCTGTGGATAAGTGCTTGTTATATGTGGTTAATACCTGTTAATCTGTGGAAAAGGTATCATTTAATCCCTTCTAAATGTTCATTCTTATAGTGATGTTAGCGAGCAGTCTATCAGAAACTCTCCCAAATGTCAAGACCCTATGTAACACTCCCACAGACCCACATAATTTTCTTGACATATACTTTGAAACATGGTATTATTGTTAGTAACCTCTAAAGGTCTTCTATAGTGTAAGCACACAACACGCAATGAGTTCCTATCAACAACTCTGTGAACTGATTGATACAGTGAAAGCAGAAGGACACCAAAAGGTAACAGTAACTGTGCTGCCTTCAGGTGTTAAGCGCAAGCGCAAATCTCTGCTGTGATTCACATTAACTGATAGTCCTAGTGATGACTTTAAACCCACTACATTTCACACTAAATCACTTTTATTATGTCACGCGAAGTTCTTCTCGGTATGCTCTCACAGGGTAACACTGGCGACGAAATCCTTGCGATTCTTGATGCTATCTCCGAGGATGTGAATAACACACAGGAGGCAGAGATTCAGTTCTGATGTAATACTTTGTGGGGGGCAGTGCTTGACACATAGTCCCCCATATGTTAGACTGACAGTATTGTGAATTCGACAGTGATTGGGCGTCTTATGTGTTGCCGAGCGGCGGGCGTAGCGGGTATAAGGGTTAAGGTTATAAGGTAAGGCGACCCCCCCCCCCTAATAATATTTCGACTTTGTGTAACCTACAAAAGTATATTCCCGACTTCTATATAATTCGCAAATAAAAATTTCCCCAGAAAAAATTATGCCCGAAAAGGTTTTTCATGTATATGCGAAAGAGGAATGTTTATATAATAATCTAACGGAAGAACAGTTTAAGAATACTTGGAATGCCCTCAATGGAATGGTTGGTTTACTACACACCGACTATGATGTTGAGGATTTATCGTATGAGGAAGTAGAGACAACCGCCCATATAGCAGAGGAGTCATCCTATTGACATCGCATAGATACCACGTTATAATTGAATTGAGTTACTCAGACTTATGGCAAAAGGATTTACAGTAAAAGCAAAGACACCTGTGAAGGCGTCAGTAGAGAATACAGAGAAAGCAGACTGGGACTACACAGCAATTAAGGAGAGAATGCGTGGAAAAGCGATTGTCTTCTGTTTACCTGGGAGGGGATGTTCATATGCTTTTATGAAGAACTTTGTTCAATTGTGTTTTGACTTGGTTCAGAATGGAATGAGCATTCAGATTTCACAAGACTATAGTTCTATGGTGAACTTTGCTCGTTGTAAGTGTTTGGGTGCGAATGTATTGCGCGGACCTGATCAGTTGCCGTGGGATGGTAATTTGAAGTATGATTATCAGTTATGGATTGATAGTGATATTATCTTTACATCAGAGAAGTTCTGGCAATTGTGTGATATGGCAATTACTGAAGATGGTACAGAACGTCAGATTGTATCTGGATGGTATAGTACAGAGGATGGACGTACAACAAGTGTTGCTCATTGGTTAGATGAGGATGACTTCCGTAATAATGGTGGTGTCATGAATCATGAGATGGTTGATGGTATCAGTAAGCGTAAGAAACCATTTACTGTTGACTACACAGGATTTGGATGGGTAATGATTCAGAATGGAGTCTTTGAGAGTGCTGCGATGAAGTATCCATGGTTTGCTCCAAAGATGCAAGTATTTGAATCAGGTGCCGTACAAGACATGTGTGGAGAGGATGTATCATTCTGTTTAGATGCGATCGAAGCAGGATATGAGATTTGGTGTGATCCACGTATTCGTGTAGGACATGAGAAGATGCGAGTAATTTGATGTCATTATTATTTGTTATAATCTTTATAGGATTACTGACAAGTGGTATGATGATGGTTGGTAACAAAATGGCAATTACAAGGAGAATCGATGGCGAAAATTAAGACAGGCAAATTCGGTCAGCAGATGATTGATAGTCAACCCAAGAATACCCGTCAGGGTCAGGGGAAGAATACAAAATACTCTGCGACCAGTGGCAATAATGCCAAGAAGCGTTATCGTGGTCAAGGACGGTAGTGTCTTATAACAAAACACTTTACACCTATCTCGCTCCCAGTACAGTCTGTGAGGGAGTGGGTGTTTTTTCTTTAGTATTCATACCAGTTGATACATGTATCTTTGTGCCCAAAAACCGCGAGAAAATCGCTTTTCATGATGTAAGTAAAGAGATAGGGGTTGCGATGCGAAACCTAACATACTATGATAGTGAAGGGTTTTGGGTTGATGATGATTTAGATCGTATTGGTCCACAGTATTATATCAATCATTCAATAAATCCAAATGTATCTTATAATAAGGACACGGGATGTCTTTATGCGATAAAAGATATTTCACCAAATAAAGAATTACTTGATTACTATTTCCCAGAGGAACGAGAATGGCCTATTTAAATCACAGTTTACCAGATTGGTCTTGTTATATTCGTAATGAGTTTCTTTATAATCATAAGAAAGGTCAGGGTGAGGTAACTCGTTGTGATGTTCATTCTGTAGCGAGTATAGAAAAACGGACGCCTCTGTTTGAAGCATTTCTGGAGAATGGTGTCAATTGGACACGAAGACCTTTACATGCTTTTTGTTGGAAGTCTGATGCGGCAATAGAACCGTTAGAGGATATAATGTACTGGGACTGCTTTTCGCCTTATGTGGACGTACAGAGACGCCATAGATTAGCAGGATTAAATGCGGAACTCATTCGTCCTGATGGGAAGAAAAGAGTAGGAACTTATATGTTCACATTAGATTGGTCATGGGAGAATAAAGGTATGCCTGATCTTAATTTTTCAGAGACACCAGAACATAAGTGTGCTCATTTGTTTAAAATGGAGAATGGTAATTATTATGCCTATCCAAACAATCGTATTATCTGGTATGATGATGCGTGGACATTTGAAAGGATTAGTCAGAATCCTGGATATGAAATTGATCTAACTGTATATTCAGTTGAAAACAAACGTAAGATTGAGACATCAGATCACTTCATGTATGAGGTTACACACCTAGATAATGAAATACCAGATCGGATTCCAGGATTATGAGTGAAGATAACCTCTTAAGAGAAATTGCTAATGACAATCAAACTCCAAGAAATAAGAGAAAGGTAAACCGAGATGGACTCTTTGAAACAAGCGATTGTTCTGATCCTGATCATATCTGTACTTGTGGTACTCAACAGGTAACACTTACTGAAGATTAGTGTTCTAAATAAGGTAGAATTCTTGTATCAGTTTGTCAGTTCAGGAAAGGAGATCGAAAGGTTTCAAGGACATTAGTGCTACGTTCAAGATTAATCCTATCACTAGTGATTTGATTGGTCTTGTTAATTATAATGCGATAGCACGATCGGTTCGTAATTTAATTCTAACCGTGCCTGGTGAAAGACCTTTTAATCCAGTTCTTGGATCTGGCGTGAATGCCTTATTATTCAATCAACTTGATAATATCACATCAAGTAGCATTAAGACTGAAATTATTACAACACTTGAAAATTTTGAACCACGAATAGAATTAAATAATGTAATTGTTGCTCCAAACGCAGAACAACATAGATTTGATGTTACAATTCAATATTATATTGTTGGTATTCCACTGGATGTACAAGAAATT